GGATCTTCTGACTCAAGGAATAGAAGTTGAGCAATAACAAGATTGGCAGACACTTCATTAACATCTGTAGTTAGCATAACAATGCGGTCTTTAAGCAAACGAGACCAAACATCCATTGCTCTTTCACCATTTTGTGTTTTTTCGATTATCATCGGTACTAAAGTCATTTTTCTTCCGTCCTTTAAATGAGTGGATTGCATAAATAATTATAACAAGGGGGTATTAAATGTGCAAGTCAGGTGTTTACCAAATAATTCTTAGAGAAGACGGGCGGTCATATATTGGGAGTGCAGTTGATATCCTAGCAAGATGGCAAGCACACAAAAATAATGCATTAAACGAAAAATTAAAAGTGAAACAAGTTGTTTCCCGAGCACTTAGGAAACACGGGTTAGAAAATTTCGACTGGAAGGTGTTAGAATATTGTTCTAAAGAAACACTAATCGAGAGAGAACAGCATTATTTAGACACCATACGACCTTTTGCCGACGAAGGCAATGGATTTAATGTTAGAAAAATAGCAAAGTCGAATAAAGGAATAATTCGATCAGTTGAAGCTCGAGAAAAACAGAGTAAGACAATGCTTGGGGTTCCGAAAACAGAAGAACACAAAAGGAACATGTCTTTAAATTGGCATAAAAACAGGGGAGAAGAATATTACCAACAACTTAGCGAAAAGGTATCCGGAGATAAAAATCCAGCAAAAAGAAAAGAGGTTAGAGAAAAAATTTCCAAAGCAAATACCGGAAGAACTTGGAAGAACGACGTAGAAAGGGTAAAGAGACACTCTGCCCAAAGAAAGGGCAAAACTTACTCCGACGAAGCAAAAGCAAATATGAAACTCGCTCAACAAAAAAATAAAACACGAACACCGGAAGCAAAAGAAAAATTTTATCTAGCACAAAGAAAACTATACGAAATTACTTCTCCTGAAGGAGAAGTATTTCAAATATACAGTAGAGAATTAAAACAATTTTGTAAAGAAAAAGGGTTCCAATATACTAATTTAATCGGAACTGCAACAACCGGAAAACCGTATAAAAAAGGATGGTTAGCTAAGAGGCTCTAAATCTTTAACATCTGTTGATACTTAAACCACTTAACGTCGTCATAGTAAACTTTAAGTGGTATCCCTATTTCTGCTAACTTATTTTTGTACAAGTAAAACGTCTTACCATGACTTAGTAATGGTTCTTTTTTATGTGTTCTTCGATGCGGCCCCTGCACCACCCATTGATGTTGATGTGCCATTTCATGTGCTAATACTATAACAAACCATTGCACACAATAAAAGCCCCGATTTAATCGAAGTTTGCAGTATAAGTTATCTTCGTCGAACCCAATACACAGTCCCCAATGCTTTGGCAATAATGAACGGAAGTTAATACATGGACGAGTTAGATGTCCGCCAAAAACGCACTCGTTTAATAAATCAAATACATGAGATGTAAATTCTTTAGTTGGAACATACGACAATCTGCGTTGAACAGTTTTACTTGGTAACGGGGTTGCCAAGATTTCAAGGAGTTGTTCTTTCGCTGTAAGAGTCACACTGTATTTAGTGACTGCTACAGTTACGTTTTATTCAGGCACCGAACCTAAAACTAATGTAGAATACTTAATCGATAACTCTTTAAACAGTTTTTGGTAATGGGTCATTTCAGCCGCGAGATCACCTAACTGTTTCACGAACTCGTTATTTGCATCGGGAGTGCGGAGATTCCATTCGTTCGAATAGCGTAACCGCAGAGCCTCATATTCTTTTTGTGATTCTCCGAGAGCTGCGGTTATTTGTAGTATTTCTTGTTCAAGTTCTTGTTGCATTGCAATATTTAGTTCTCTTCCTTGGAATCCAAGTTAAGAGGCTTAGATTCGGGACTTGCTTCTATCCCCTTAATTACAATGCCGCCTACGTCTACCGGTGCAACTTCTTTCGCCTTACGGGCTTCTTCCTTACGTTGGTTTAGTTCAGCCTCAAGCTTTCGCTCTCGAGCAGTCGGGCCGTCGTAGGTGTTAGTTGCAGCAACAGCTCGCTCGATATTAGGAGCTGGGTAACGAATCTGCACATACACACGGAAACTGCCGGCTTCAGAGTAAGCAACCTTTTGAACCACGGTTCCCCGCGACAGTTGGATTTCGTTTACTAACTTGCGTACAAGGACTTCGGTATTTTCGTTGTATGCTCCGTTGACATCTTGCTTGTGAACCTTGGTGTAAGCATCAACGTCTGCCCGGATGTACTCTGCAATCTTAGCTTGAGCATCCATTGTGGCCTTTTTCACAGCCATTGACAGGTCTCGGCTAACAGCCGTGCCTGCGGTAAACATATGGTCTGCGGTGGCCGGGGTACCATTCATGTACCAGGACGGGGCAGTATCAAGAACTGCCTTGGCTTCTGCTGTTCGCATTGCTTGTACCGGATCAACCTTGGGCGCCGGATTAGAAGCGCAGGCAGTCATCATAACAGCAGCAACAGCAACAGCAATCAGTTTGGTTTTCATTTTGGTCTCCTTATGACCTTTTTACGATGTTAGTATTATACGATAATTTAAATATCTTGTCAACCATTATTTTCTTAGAACTTATCTACAACCGTCCACGTATCAAGTCCAGGCCGACCTGTTTTGCAAACAATTCCTTGCCACTGATACAAGTCTTTGTCGGACACGCTCGTTTCAACAAACCACTGGCAGAATGTGCCCTTATACTTGAACGGTTGCTTGTTCGGGTGGATACTAACATCCGAAATTTGAATCTCTTCGCCGATTTGCACCGGGCGAGTTTTCGGGGGTTCAGTTTCGTTGCACACCATTTCGCTGGTGCTGTCAACTAAGCTTCCGTACACTCGATTTATTAGCTCTGCTTTGCCTTGCTCAATTGCAAGAGCGCATCCATCATCGTCTGATACCGATGTAGAGAACGTATATTCGCCGACACCATTGTGCCACTGCTTCTTGTCGTCAAGTGCCTTAAATGTAGCAATGCACTTCTTCTGCTTGTTAAGCGTAGGAGTGATCCAATACTTAATATCACTAACCAGGCTCAACGTTCCAGTAACCTTGCTTCCTGTGGTTGAACGGAAGAAGCACTCAGCTGACATAGCTGACGTTGATGTTGCCAGCATTGCAGCAATGATTAGAGTAGAGGTTTTCATGGGCAGTAAGTCCTAATATCCCACAGCAAGGAACGGGCCACTGCATCGTGACTTCGGTTCTTAATACGCTCGGTCTCAGCATACGTTCCGTTGAGCACGTTAAGGAGACCGTTAAACCCAGCAGCTATACGATCAGGCTGAGTTGACAATTGACCTTCAAGGAACCGGATCTGTGCTTCTTTGTTTGCACAGTCAATCTTGTAGTAATTAAGGTCATTGAAGTCCATCCGCTTGGTAGTTGCACAGCCGGTAGCTAAGGCCGCGAGCATCAGGATGAGGATGGACTTTTTCATGACTTACTCCTTAACCCTTGCGGGGCTTTGCAACAGCAGCAACCGCCTTACGGGCTTCGTCTTCGGTGACGCCCAAGGTCGCAGCAATCATTCGAGCAGCCCGAGCAGTGCGGAACTGGAGGTGGAAAACAGCCTCAGTTGCCAGGGCTTCGAGTTCTGCGGACATAGTGCTTTTTGCCATTTTGCTTCTCCTTGTTAAGTTACTTACTATGAACAAATTATACCAGAATTTGGATTAAAAGTCAACCAAAATTTACAGTCGTTTACAGCAATTCTGCGTATCAATACGCACAAAACTGGGCTAAAATTAAAGGAATTTTGTAAGTCATTGATTCTAAAGAAGGTGTTTAAATCAGTAACGATTGTAAGTCATTGATTTTAAACACCCCTTTATAGTTAAGCCGTTTTAAACCCAAGGCTGTTTGCTTCAATGTCCTTCTTTTGCACCATGTGATCCGGGTGCAAAATCCACTTAGTGCCCATCCGTTCGATTGCCGCTTTTCGCTTTGTTTCCAAATCAGCCTTTAGACGAGCAGTTTCGGCTTCGATCCAATCCTCGTTAGCCTTCTTTTTACTAGTAACTTCTTTAAACAGTTTTACGAACATCGCGCTTTGCTCCTTTAGTAAGATATTCACGTCCAACTTTGCCTGCTGCAATCTCACGCAAGGCAATAGTCATATTATGGTCGCCGCCTGGATTAACTAACGGCTGCTCCCCTTTTTGCAGTTCCCGCATACGGTTCGACGCAATTAGAACTAGCTCGAACTGACTAGGAACATTCTTTACACAGTCTCCTGCGCTAAACGGGGTAATCCTTGCTACTTTACGCTCATCGATCATGTTATCTCCTTCGTTTGTTGTATCTTACATTGCTCTCGTCGCTACCGGAATAGTAGTCGATCGGTTTTTTTGCCACCCACTTTATAAACTTTTGGATTTCTTCGTGTTCAAGTACTGCCGTAAATATTATACTTTCTAATTCTTTGTTTGTAAAGGTACGATGCAATTTTTCATGACATATATTATGTAACTCAATTACCTCTTTACCCCCGCGCGATTTCGGTACGATATGATGTTTAGAGATACCAGTTGATCCCAATGGTCTACCACAAACTAAACAAATCATCATCTAATTCCAAGAATAGATAAATCTCTTTTCGTGTTTGTGATACACCGTTGCCTTTGTGCAGCACAAAGGTGATTAGCGCATGGACCGTTTTCTTTTTTCCCTTTTCTTAGATAAAGGGACATTTCTTCCTTCTTTTTAGAAATTTTCTCTTTAAGTTTTTCAAGTTTCGTTGCTACAATATTCTCCTTACAGCGGCATTACAACAATCTTACCACCCTTAACATACACATCATAAGTGTAGTCACCTTCATCACTGGGAGCAGTCATATACAGATCGCCTGGCCTGGTCTTAAAGTTAGCAATCGTTTGAGCTGCAAGATCACCTACGCCGTTCACTTGGTTAGTAGAGTCAAGTCCGAGTCCGCCGACCATTTTCTTGTCGCTGTAGAACGCTTTGAGCTTCTCACCAAACGTGTTGCCGTCGTAGTGTTTATAGAAAGCACAAAGCGGTTCGCCATTCTCGACAAAACGGACTACACAATTCGTAGACATTACATCACTCCCATCTTCTCAATCAAGTCACGGTTCTTGCGCCACTGCGGATTGTCGTTATGTTGAACGCTGTCTAGCACAAAGGTTTGGAACCGTTTGTAAAGTCCTTAGGCCATTCATTGCGGAACAGGTTTAACAGTTTCTTGCTGGCTTCTGCGCCGTCCGGTCCGAACTTACGGATTTGGACGGAGTAATAAGTAGCTAAGGCAGTCAGTTGCTCATCTGTTACTTCGCCCAACGTGCCTTCACTGTTTGCTTTGAGCAGGTCTACAATTTCACTCATTCTATTCTCCTTAAACAGCAGCCTCAGGAAAAACAAAATATTCAAGCCCTTTATCAGTCGGCACAACCGAATAGACATACTTAACAGTATTGCTTCGGTTGTGCCCAGTCGCGATTCGCGATACAAGGGTCACTGTTACCAAACCTTTCTTTTGCAATTTGTATGCCAACTGCAAAGTGCGGCCGCCAGACAAAGATGCATCTCCAGACCAACGATGAGCAATTTCTTGAGAAATGTACGATACCATTCTATTCTCCTTAAACAGCGGGTTGGGGAGCAGCCAACTTCAGCCAGTTCGCAGCGTAGTTCTTCGGAACATCAAACTCTGCCATAATCTTGCGGATCGCATCCAGCTTGTCCAGAGCAAGCAAACCGTTCTGCGGAATCCAGGACATTGCGCGGATACGCTTTTCCGTAGTAGAAGTGCGACCACCGGACTTAACAGCAGCAGCCTTCTTCACCGGCTTGGCAACCGCCTTCTGCGTCTTAGCAGCAGACTTCACCGCATTCTTGGCAGCAGCCTTAGCGATCTTGGCAGCAGCCTTTTCCGGAGCCTTCTCTTGCAGCTTCGCCAGGGCTTGCAGTTCCTTAACCTTGGCGCGAATCTGCGAACCCGTCATAGCGGACCAGTTAATAAATTGACCGTTAAGAACGTTTGCCATTTGTTGCTCCTGTGTTGTTAGCGTATGATGCTATTATACCGGAAATTACCATTTAGGTCAACCGAAATCTACATTTTTCTGCAGGCCTATATAAATCAATGACTTACATTTCAACGCTTTTTTGCTGTGTGCTTTGACCTTCGGAACACCCCTAAAATTGCTGTAAACGGATCGTTTTTGCTAAGTCATTGATTTTAAACAGAATAGTGTTTTACTGCATTCCTATATAAATCAATGACTTAGCTTCTTTGCTGCTTCGAAAGTAAAGTAAAGAGCTTTTTGGGATCAACAACTTCGTGCAGTTGCTTAACGTTTTTCTCAACTACCTCGAACTCAACAAACTCCCAAAACTGTACTTCGGCACGCTCGTGGTCGTGATAAGAATTCATCTTAGTTGTAATAAGCGTCCGCAGCTTCCCTAGCGTGTCATACACTTTGCCCGACTTGTTCCACCGACCGTCAGCTAGGCGAAACATTTCTGGATTTTTCTTGCTGCGAATTTTGTAGTAAATCATTGGTCGGCTTCACCTAGCATGATGAGCTTGGTGTGTAGGTAAAAGTTTTCTGCGAGTGTTTTGATAAGAATTGCCAGCATAATTTCTTCGGTACTATTCTTGTCAACTACACACCATTCTGTGCTGTACTTTTCCCAAATCGAATTTCCAATAAACTCGACTGCATCGTCTGTGTTTAGATTAACCCTCTCGAATGGAACTGGATCCGCCTCCTCTAAAACTTCTTTAACCAGTTCCATTACATTTGCTCTACTTGTCATACAATTTCCTTTTGTTTAGAACCGCATCTCAAACTTTACACCAACTGCAAAATCCTTGTTCGTAGTTGCAATTGCATTAAACGACAGCTTCTTATGCTTTGCAAGAGTTTCGGTGTGCTGCATACGAACATAACCAACAGTCGGGTTAGATACAGACGCAGTTGTATTAGTGTATTGTGCCTTGCCGTTGACGTCAACCGAAGTCGGGATCGACAAGTCCACCTTACCGCTAATCACCTTAGGAAACACACCTGCAAACACCTTAGTAGTCTTATCGGAGTAACCAGCTTCTGCCCAAACACTTTGGATCGGTGACACGTTAGTAACCAAACCCTTGCGGATCTCAGTAGTTGAGTTAATCCACCCTGCCTTAGCTTCAAATACATCGTGCTTGGCACTTACTGACACCTCAAACATCTGCGACTTCTTAACTTCGCCCCAGCTACCTGACATGTTGATAAACGGGCTGTATGGCATGTTAGAGAACTGCACGTTAGCCCGGACGCTGTCACTAAGCTTGATGTTAGTCAACCCGTAACCGGTAACCTCTTGCTTGTCGTCGGACGCAATCTTTAGCACACCGTAATCAGTACCAAGGTATGCGCTACGAATGTTCTTAAGATCGCCAATGCTGCGAGTGTCGTCGGTGGGCGCATCAGACAACCGTGATGCCCAGAAGTTTGTTGACGTTTGGTTAGTGCTGCCAAAGTCCATCGTCCAGTCTCGACCAACTTGGTCAAACACTTTCATGTCCTTAACTGCACCAGCTACATTAACACCGCTAATCGAACCAGTGAGTGTTTGGGCTGAGCCATCAATTGTGATAATCTTCATCTCGCCAATCGGCTTAAACAACTTATCAACGTCAAGCATCTGGATGCTGCTCATGTTAAGCCAAGCAATCGACGACTTCGCAAGTGTTTCGTTGACTTGTGCAGGAGACATCCACGGCCAAGCCTGCTTGAGTGCATCCACGGTGGCTTGTGCAGTTACTACACCCGTATCCCCAAGCTTCGACACGTACAAGGTCTTACGCAAGTCTCCGTTTTCAACACCTCGTGTAGTTGTAACAATATACAGTTGGTCATCTGGACCGCGAACGAACGCAACTTGATTGTCTGAACCACCAAACTGATTGTGGATCTTTTTTTCGATGATATCTACTTGCTGCTGAAAAGCTTTGATAATTTCTGCGTAGCTTGCCATGTACTTGTGTTCAGCAGTGTGAATCAGCACCTGCGTACCTTCGCTAGTCGGCGCAACAATGTCCATCAGTCCGTCGTTGTTCACGTCAACCAATACTGGGTGCATAGTTGTTAGCGTAGAGGTATTGTAGTTAAACAACGTCGTGTCGGTTACGTCAACAAACACGCCGCCGCCATCGTTACGCAAAAACTGGATTTCACTGTGCTTCGGCCACTCGTTGTTAGTAAATTCTGGACGGCTAAAAATAATTGCGTCGGTTAGCCCTGCATTGTCAAAGTTATATGCAAGCGATGCAACATCATGCGGGCCAGTAAAGTTATAACTTGCCCACTTCGGCAGCATAAACCTGCGAGTCGGAAGGTCTGTAATCTTAGTCATTACCAGATTGTTGCTTCCGTCGACCGACCAGCTAAACAGTGCATTTGGGCGAGAGATACTTTGGGTATTTGCATGGCCAACTTCTGTGATAATTACCGACGTTTGGCCGTTGCCCATAAAGTCGGCGCCGATCGCTGATGTGCCTGCTGTATTTGCATTGCTCGAATACACTTGGAAATTAGACGCAGCATTACCAAACATAATCATGCTCTTCATGTTTGTTTGCATAAACATGTCGTCAAGGCCGTCGTTGTTCATATCACGGACGAAACCGCCTGCTACTTCTGCGTTGATCGGAATCTCAACTTTAGTAAAACTGGTTCCGTTGCTAATGAACATCTGACCTTTTGAGTTGGTCGAGTTGTTAGTATCTGAGTAATCTGAGTAGGGAGGCATAAAGACGCTAATCTTGCCGTTACCGGTAAAGTCGCCGAAGTATGGACCTTGTTCGCTACCGTAGACATTATTGTCACCCAAAGGGAACCATTCGGCGTTTTTGTTAACGAGCACGCCGTTTTCCCAACCGAACACGTTAAGGTAGTATTCGCCCCACCGCCCGAGAGAATCTTTGGTCGTTGGCCAAAGTCTGCCAGTAACAATAACTTCGTCGAGGCCGTCACCGTTTAGGTCTTTTGCGACCGGCCACGTTGACCCAACTGTAGTGTTTTGCGGTACTGCTTGGATTTGGTCTACTGTAGCGTTAAATGCTGGGCCGCGTACCGGACGATGGAACGGAACATCGCGAAGCGCCTGCGAAGCTTGCACGGTCGCTGGTATAGTTGGACCGGTAGTTGCAACACAGCCTGTCAAGAACATTGCAGCAACTGACATGCTAATAGCGGTTTTTACGAACTTAGTTTTGCGTGACATTTTAAGTCGCCTTACTTGTTTATGATGTGCAGATTATACAACCAAAAAGGTTGCAAGTCAACCAAAATTAGTGATTATTTTTCTTCTTTATCTCGGAACGGATATGTTGCTACGTCGTATGTCGTTGTGACCACTGCTTTCGTTGCGTAGATTGTAGTGCTTGCTGCAACATCAACTACCGCAGTGGCACAGCCGCTAAGGGCTGCAACCACTGCTACCAAAATCACTGTTTTCATTTTGTACCATCCTACATCAAAGTGGGATAAATAGAAATATGTTCAAACAAAACAAATATCATAATTGGTACTATAACATCATCGAACGTGCAAAGTCAAGAACTATTTTCGGCTATACCGAACGTCACCACATTATACCAAAATCGTTAGGCGGCAGTAACAACGCGGATAACATAGTATCATTGACTGCCCGTGAGCATTTTATCTGTCACCTCTTACTCATTAAGATAGTCGATGATGCTGTTAAACATAAGATGGTGTATGCTGCTTGGCAGCAATCTCGCCCAAGTAAAAATAAAGAGGTTAAAGTTACAGGGCGCATTTATGAGATGCTGCGGCACCAGCTATCAGAATCATACACTGGACAGAAACGTGCTCCTTTTAATGTAGAATGGCGCCAAAAGATGAGCGCGAGAGCGCAAGGCGAAAAGAACAATATGTTTGGGAAAAACCATACCGAAGAGTCAATAGCTCTGATGCGTAAAAACAGGAAAGGGTTAACCGCTGGCGCTAACAATCCGTTCTTCGGAAAAACTCATAGCGAAGAATTTAGAAAAAGAAAAGCGGAACATAATAAGTCCCGCCCTAAAGTGTTTTGTCCTTATTGTCAACGGTATTTTGATGTTGGTATGGCGAACCGTTGGCATTTAGATAAGTGTAAGTTCAAGCCTCAAGAACATACGGGCGATTCCATTTCCCAACATTAATGTCAGTATACCAACCAACTGAGTGGTAATCAGTCATCAAGTCCGAATCATCAAAGTTACCAACCGACATTGCATCGTACAGTTCAGTGAGGAACTTCTGAACCTTGCCAGTGTAATGGTCTTTAATCCAATACTGGTTCACATCCAGGCTGGTTGTAGCCTTGTTGATATGCTTATTGCCCGTCGGGTCGCGTTGAGCAACGGTTGCGTTATAGTTGCCAATAATGTCCAGGACGCCGGACTTGATATTGACTACCAACGTGCTGTGGTTGCTGACCGCAACAGAGCCTTTCATCTTGTACTTCTTGAGAACAGCCTTAATGCTCGGGGCCAGTTTAGCTTTTTTGGTTTGATCCATATACGCCATTTGTTTGCTCCTGGTTGTTTAACTATGAACAGATTATACCTGAAGTTGGATTAAATGTCAACCAAAATTGTAAGTCATTGATTCTTAACACATCTTGTCAAGATTGGTTTCATACTAGTGTTATCTAGAACAAAACTATATTTAGGTGTTTGAATGTAAACGAGTTTCGACACTGCACCTTCATACCGAAGTGCGCCGGACGTTGTAAATTCGTTGTGCAAGATGCGATCACGACCTTCCCAGTTTATCACCACTTTGTGCGGTTTGGTGGGATGCTGTTTAACCAGCAGCTGAGTCTGATTATAGTTTTTTGCTATGTCGCAAGTAAAAACACCTTGCTTTAGCGGTTGCGCCGCATGAGCATAGCCAATAAAAAACGCTAATATAAGCACCTTTTTCATAGTGCTAGTATATTAGCGTATTTTGGGTTTTATGTCAACCGAAATTTAAGCGGTAATTTTCCACTGCTTTTTGAACTGGCTAACTGACTCATCAAACTTTTCAGCAAAAGTGGTTGCAATATTTAATTGTGCATTGGTCATAATTGAGTATGCATCTTTAATTTCAACTTGAGGAATCATTGTGCTGATTGTGGTTGCAGTCTTACGAGCCTGCTCAACGACTTCTACTGCGGTTGGGAATTTAAAATTTGTGTTCATAATAGTCTCCTTAAAAGTAAGCGAACATTTCTGTAAGGCCCGCCCTATGCAGCACCTTACTTTCTATTTATCATTATACTTGTGCACCGCAACATTTTCAACTTCTTCTTAACCAATTTTCCCGAATTCCGCCCATCTGTTACCGTCGAGTGAAATCCATCCAACAGACTGTCCGATTTCTGGTGATTCATTAAACACTAATGTACCTTTTTTAGCCTTTTCTGTTGGCATGGTAGCCGAACTGCTTATCTCAACTTTACCAACAGTTAATTTTTTAATAAGGGTGCCGCCGTCAGAATCTAAAACTATGTTATCTTTATTACCGCTACTTAACACTAACGACTGTTTCCTTGGGGCTGAAATAATAGCAACATCTTGACGTCTTTTACCAATGGAAATTTCTACTTCTTCGTCCCATATTGTTAAAGCGGAACTCGGTTCTAACGTGTTAATCCCGACTCGTTTGTTGCCCACGTACACAGTATTATATAGTAAGGTCTCGCCTTTGACTTGCAGTTGTCTTAATTCGCCGACTGTTTGTAAGTTCGACTCAGTAACAAACATTCCTAACCGGTTGCCAGAAACAATCTCTTTACCGTTAACAGTAAGCTCTTTAACATGCAGACCTTCTTGCTCAATCTTGTCGAACATCTCGTTGCGGTATGCATTAAAGAACTCAGGAGTTATAGTTTTAGTAACTGCGCTGATTGCATATTCAGTAATTTGCTTAAAGAATGGAGTGTCAGCAGTTGTTTGTCCTTTAATAATAATGTCACCATCGATTGTTACAGGCCCTTTAATCTCTAACTCTGTTGCTATAATTTTGTTTTCTACTACTACTCCATTATCTAAAATAGTCAACTGGCAAGATTTTGCACTATCTTGAATACCAACGCTTTGGAAATTCTTATGAACCCCACCTTTAACATTATCTCCGCTAATAAAAAATGTTGTTAAATCAATTGCAGCACCACTAATTGTTCCGTGACCAAAATTTGGTGTACCTTTAATTTGATTTTGTATTGACTGTAATATTGCATCTTTAAGTAACGGTTGAACTTTTTCAGAGATATGATATTTTATTGTTTGTAATAAGTCTATCTTTTGCAATTCTTGAGAAATAGCAAAGATTACCTCCTCGGTAATTTTTTCTTCTAACATTGTTAGAAAAGTGTTGGATAAACTCTTAGAAAAAGAGTCCGACAGCGATTGAAGTTTTTGGTCCATAATATACTCTGTTTAAGTATTTATTCTCTTACTAAGTCCAGTGTTACACAATGAAATCCACCGCCTAGCGTTCTTGAGTGTCGTAGTTCAAGAGGGATACACCGGAACCCTCTTTTCTCTAACATTCGAATAATGTCAGTTTGCTTTTTGTCGATAATAACTGTTTCTTCATCGACACTTAACATATTTAGGGCGATCCACTTACTTGCATACGGATACTGATAAAAATCCTGTGCAACAACGTCATTGATATAAATTTTTTCCCAATCTCTAAAAGTCATTGGGCAATTACCTTCATTGACCCTACTACCATTGAGCAATACTAACCCTTCTCTTAACGGAGTAATAGTGCTATCGATATGTACACCAGAATAAAAATTACAAGACTCAATATTAATGTGTGGAAATTGATCCCGCAACCAATACAATGCTTTAGCATTTCCACTATCGCTTAACAGATAAAGCCAAGTATCGCCTAACCTGCAAATATTAGCAGCATCTAATACCATATCATCATACTTAGGCATTTCGTGTACTTTTTTCGCACGATCTACAACGTCGCACAAAGAAGTAATTTCCATATTACGGCACGGGTACATCATGCTAACATCAACAATATCTTCACCGGCGACTAGCAATCGATCTCGAGGACAATAATTATACATTCCGTCCAGATTCTGATAATTTTGATGCCACGGACGATGAACTATAACATCCAACTCCTTTAGTGTATTACTTAAAATCTCGAGGTCTTCGTTAGCTTCGTCTATTATGTACTGTGGAACCGGCCCAGAAGGAACAGGAGTTTCTTTCCAGCTTGTTTTTTCGGATTCTTTCTTAAAAACTTTATCATAGCGGGGCCAATTTGCATACGAGGCTGACCCTACTACAATCTCTTTCAACTTTCCCCATTCATTATTGCTAGATAACATTACTTACCTCGTGTATTTCCGTAATGAACAAGGGTCACTCCTGGGAATTGATTTTGTGTACTTCTGCGCCACGGGTCAACCACTACACTACCGGGTAAAATATCAGAGTATATTTCTACTTTTTGTTCACCTGTGTATCCGTATGTAATTTGTGCATTGTGCGCCAACAACACCACACCTTTAACAGAAACGGGAACTGTTTTTTCAGTTAATGGATCTAGGTATGTTACATTCTTTCCTGATTCCTCAACGTAATAGCCAATTAAAGTGCTGTACGACCCATCTAAGAAATTAACATTCGGTTTATACGCCTTGCCGTGAATATAGATAGGTAGATTGTAAAAATCTGATTTTTCTACTAGGAAATCAGCTAAGTTCTTAGCTTGTATTTCACGAGCATTAATAATAGTGTCAAACAAATCATACCCTAAATCTAATTTCTCTGCAAGGTAACGTAATGCAATATTATCCCTTGGATGACATGGTCCAGCATCTCCCATTCCAGCGACCATGTACTTCGGACTCATAATACGAATATCACTATTTGCTAATGCGTTAGTCACAACATCAACATTGATATTCCCATTACGCATTGCTACGTCTTGAATCATATTCACAATGCCAACCTTAGCTGATATAAAGGTATTGTAAAAGATCTTAATGGACTCTGCCTCATCCCATGTTCCAACTACATAACGTGGGTTGTTCTGCATAATTGGTTTATAGAAATCTATAAGTATCTTAGCATCACCAGTCTCATTGCCATCCTCGGTACCAATAATTACCATCTCTGGATTGACCATATCCCATTCCACCGACCCCATCGCAATCAAATACGGATTGTAAATAAATCTTGCATTTGTTATGCAATCTCGTAGTTGATCCCGTGTTGTTCCAGGAAGCACGGTTGATATCAACACGACTAACTGATCTTTAGTTACATACTTGTTTACTTCAGTCAAACAATCTTTAACTATTGCGTAGTCAAAGTCCTTTTTCTCTAAATGAGAGATAGGCGCACTACCGTCAAATTTAGGATCATGGGGTGTCTGTACTGCTATAAATATCAAGTCACGACCAGTAACTGCTTCTTGCACAGTTGGCTTAACAATTACTGAATTACTGTCGCGTGGTGCAACATCATAACCAAATACTTCGTACTTCTCTGCTATAACTTGAGCACAAGCTAAACCCAATTTTCCCAACCCAATAAACCCAATCTGATATGTCATATCTTCCTTTTTGTTAACTTGTGAATATTTATTGCTACACCTACTACCTTTAATTAATTTATACTATGATACAAACCGAAGAATTATACCGTGTTATTTCTAAAAATGTTACTGATTTATTAGGAATACCACATAGTTATTTTTCTCCATTTGGAACAACTAAAGAAGAAAACTTATACAAATCATATGATGGGTACCATCATCTTTTAAAAAAAGTTTTCAACTTGTTGTACACATCGTCAATATTGTATTACGACCAAGAACCTATTTTGCCTGATAACGATTTACCTTCTGTTTCCAAGCATATAACCTCTCATCTAAGTAAACATATAATATTCGCAAACTCTGAACACTCGACGTTTAAAAACTCCCTGGTAAAGTATTACGATTTTCAGGACTGGTATTACTTCTTTCACGGTATAGCATCGCTTGACTGGTTTAGGTCGTATCAACATATCCAACCCACACTACCATTCCAGTATGCAAATCGGAAAACGTTTTCATGCTTAAATCATTTAGTTACTGCTGATCGGTCATATCGATTAGCATTAGTGTCTGATCTCATTGATCGTAAACTACTCCCGCACGGGCATGTATCTATGTCATTGATGAATAACGGGGTAACATGGGAAGACGAAATAAACCGCAACAAAACAAAACTATCAGAGGATCAAAAGAAGAGAATATCAAAAGTGTTATCTAATATGTCTACTCCGTTAACAGTCGACGTCGAACCTAGAGGAACGTTAAGTGCATCGATTTCTGACTCTATATTCCAGTCAGACTGGAATATAGTTCCCGAAACAATTTTTTATTATGAAAAATTACATTTAACCGAAAAGATTTTTAAACCGATTGTTGCAGGTCGCCCATTTATTTTAGCTGGAGCAGCCAACAATTTACACTATTTAAAATCATACGGGTTTAAAACTTTCTCAGACTATATCAACGAAACCTATGATTCCGAATCAGATAACGAAAAACGGTTAGGATTAATAGTTGACGAAGTTGAAAAAATATGTAACATGTCTAAAAAACACCAACAAGAAATCATGTTAGATTTACAAGATATTGTACATTTTAATCATTCTTGGTTTTACTATGACTTTAAGCACATTATTGTCGACGAGATGCTCAAAAATCTTAAAACATGTTTAGACAATTTAGACATTCCACATGATAGCCTAAACTGGAGAACAATTTATAAATTACTAACTCAGTAATGCCATTCGTTTAATAACTTCGTCGTAATAGCTATCTACTGCACCACCAAATTTTCCTCGTAAATGTGTGATAGCTTCTAGCATTTTCTCTGAGTTACCTGCTGCAATTTGTTCGATAAGGTAGGCGTGCATACGCTTATTCTCTTCAAGGAACTGTATTTCCCCTAACGACATATCTTCAGCAGCAACTACACAATACACAGTAACCGGTGTACCTTTGTAGTCCATTGTATCTAATTCTAGCACAGTAAACCTGTCCTTCATTTGTTCAGCAGCATCTTTACCAAAAATTAATTGCATAGTGATTTCACCCGTGTGTAATACTCGTTAAATGTTTTCTTAAAAAGTTTGTATGCATCAAGGCTTGGAAGAGGAGTTTGGAATTTTTGCAAATCCTCTAGTGATACATCCGGAAGCCCTTCCCAGTGTTTCCCCCTTGATTGCATAAATGCATGGGCTTCAATTTTCTGAGCTAGTTTGTCAGCATATTTAATTAGCTTTTCTTCTTGGTCGTCGACTGAGTATAAGTTAAATGCACTTAGCACAGTAGTTGATAACCTATCTTCGATTTGCTTAATGATAGGTCTAAGTTCAGGTATCCTCTTAATCGGTGATGGTAAGTCACCGATATAAATCTCCGCAGCATCATGCAGCAATGCCTTAAGAACAATTCGGTCCCGACTGTCTGGATCTACCATCCACATATCCCAAGCCTGGTAAGATATATTAATCTTGTCAAGTGTATCTGCACCACTATGAAGAAGTTCTTCAACTTTTTTTGCAACAAACACAGAATGTTGTGCTACATTATATGCCGTGATAGTTATAGTATGTCCGCAAAACCTAGGCATTCGAGAAAGTGCCCATGCAATATCTTCAATATCGATTTGATCAACTTGTGGGTTTGATAAATCCACAAGTTTTCCAGTAACAGTTTCAAGTATAGTATTCATAATATAAGTATTTAATCTCTAACCCAGACATTGTTATACCTCATGAAAAAAGAATAATTGAAGTTAAGTCTACATTTACTGTAACTATCGACAAAAATTTACAGTTAAAAGAACAAGCATGTAAAGATCAAGGGTGGATATTTAATCTATGGGTGTTTAACGATAAAGGCAATTTAGTCTCAAGCGACCATGCTGCATGACAAGGTTGGATGTTTCTCATGATGTTGGCTCGTATACTTGTTTTGTGATATTAAAGTGTTTATAAATTGCCTGCACCGACTTAGCCTGAGTGTATGCGTCAACTAACGCATTATGGGCTCCTTTGTCTCGAATCCTAAGATCAGGTTTTAGTTTAAACAAGGTGCGTGAGTCGCTAATCTGCCAATATTGCCACGGTGCAGGAATTCCTAATTGTCTGTATAGACTCTCAATGATCGGAATGTCAAACACAGGACCTTGCGCCCAAATATCTTTCACTCCAACAACGAAACGATTTACCTCTTTAGTAAAATCGAGAATCGAAATTCGATTGTCTTCCGCAAATGCTTCTTCACGTGTCTCTGCTGGTTGAGTTAACCACCAATCCATTGTACCTTGATCAATGTTACGGCCAAGTACTGTTTGCTCATCAACATTAATACGGAAATAAATCCCTGGCCCCGGTTCGTCGTCTGAGTATGGGTCAAACTTAATTGCACCAAATGTTAAAAGAACGGCGTCGGTGCCTGTACCAGCAGTTTCGATGTCTAACATGCACGATGTCATTTTTTCTCGATATCAGAAAATTACTACTCGGCGATTTCCAATCGGACGGTTAGCGGAAACCCGTTATTCCTAGCAAGAACTGTAACTTCGACGCCTTTTTGTTCAGCAATTTCGTAAGGCAAAACTGCAACAACAGCAGACCCTTCCTCATGGATGATCATCATAATCTCTTCAGCTTCTGCTCGAGACAACTCAAACACTGCCACTAACGACTCGACCACAAATTCCATAGTAGTTACGTTGTCGTTAACATAGATTACCTTGTACATCGAAGGCGGCTTGACATTAATATTTTGTTGAATTTTTACTTTTTCGATTGGTTCAGCGTGAGGCATTATATGTCCTTTAAAAATGTGCTAGAGCACACTGCCCTAGCACATGTACTACATTATATCACTTTAAGAAGCTAATAGCAACCTTGCGTGGCTTTTCTTCGTCCGGAATAATGTGCTTGATATTAACTGTGAGGATACCGTTTTTAACTGTAGCACCTTGCACTTCGAAATTTTCTGCAAGTGGGATGTTACGAACGAAATTACGCAGCCCAATTCCTTTGTACAAGTACTCTCCGGTCTCGTCATCCTCTTTTGCTTCAGTAACGGTATGCTGCCCAGTAACAGTTAGAACCCCTTTAACAATCTCAACGTCTAGTTCGGACTCGTCAAAACCAGCGACTGCAAACTCAATTGCATAATCGGTGTCGTTGTACTTAACTACGTTGTGTGGGGGATATTTTTGTTCTGATGTTACGCTATTTGCATAACGCATTAGTTCGTCAAACTGACGATCAAAACCGATTGCTACACGGTGAAGCGATGGTAAATCAATTGAAAATGCTCTCATTTGTTTTCTCCTTAAAATAAGCAAGTTATGTAAGACCCGCCCTATGCAGCGTCATTACAATAATATTTATACTTGAATTCTTAGAAAATTACAAATGTTTTGGTTAATAAAGTTTTTTTGGAAACGACTGTTCAGCAAGTTGCTTCTGCCAACGCTTCTTTGCAGCAGCAGCCTTCTTCTTGCGCTCAGTAGTCGGTTTTGTATAGCACTCTCTATCACGTAGCTCTTGAAGCTTACCCGATTCCATAATCTTTTTCTTAAAGTTACGGAGTGCTTTTCCTACGTTGCCGTCGTTACCGACCCAAACAGTTGATCCAGCAGGAGAATATACGTTTTTCATAAGTTTATTTATCGTTGATAAAGTAATCTGTTAATTTTCTAAGTTGATTCTTTTGATTCTTTAAAGAGGATTTTGGCCCGTAAAAGAATGCTTTATCTTTTTCTGCCCACTTGTCTTTAATGGAAGAAATAACCGTAGATGCAGTGTTGATAATTATTGCAGTTGCACGACGTTCTGCATCGTGCAGCCAAGGAAGGTTGTCCATCTCTGAACTGTACAAATACACATTATATGCTTTGTCGCTCGTTTTACAAAACGCAGCAACATGCTCTACATCAATCCAGTCAGCATCAATAACCAAAACAGTTGCGTTATTAATATCTTCTGAGTCAGACGAAATAAAATCAGGAGGTGTAATAAAATTTGAGTGATCAGCCATTGGTTTTACTAAGGAATGTTTGGATCTCTTCTCTTTCAAGATCACTTAGCTCGTCAATATCGTACTCGCCAGTTGATATCTTTTCTATTAACATTTGTATATACTGTTCATTATAAGTGTAGCTGGTTGTGTTCTCTTTATCAACCTCAATCCACTTATCGCCATTCCATTTATATAACTTAGAAGGATAAAAATCTGTCCTTAAGAACAAGTCACCGATTGTTGGGTTAATCGGAAATTCAGTACCAAAATTTGACGACGGTTTACTTGGCAGTTCGTCTATTACATAGTCACCTGGTCTTTCGAGTGGTACTGCGTCTGGCTCTTCTGCAAAGATTTCATCAAACTTGTCGTTAAGTGCATCTAAGTCAGCTATTGCTTTTTCTACGTAGTCTTGTTCTTCTTTAGAAATATACACAGGGACTTCAACTACCTTCTCAACTTCTTTAATTACTTCAACCGGTGGTGTTGATTTAATAGTCTCGATTTGATCTGTTAACGTAGCCACTTCGTTTACTAATAGATTTCTGTCTCTAACTGCTTGGAAGTATGCACTCTGTACTTCGTCAAGGTCAAACAGTAATCTGTTGTTAATTTCTAAAGAATCTTTTTCTTCTTGTATTAGTTGTGCAAGTTCTGTTTCTATGTTTCTTAACTGTACTTGTAACTGGTCGTGTTCTTGGTCGGCTGCATTTAAATTTGCAACCATATTTTTAAGTTCTTCTTCTAGTAAGTCAAGATCCTGCCCATCTTGCTCAATGAGCGGTAATTCGGGAACAATAGCTTCTTGTGCTTGTTTTTCTAGCAACGCTACCTCTTTCTCTAATTCAAGAATTCGATTTTTCTGGGCAATGTCCTCTTCTTTTTTCTGATGGACTACTCGCTTTGCTTTTGCTTCCTTAGCCCAGTCAATTGAGTAGATTGCTGCTAGGATTAACACGATAGCAAGAGGATCAAACACAGAAACAATAATAATAATTACCCATCTAACTGCCGATTCGAGTAACGTGTGGTCAGCAGACTCGCCATAAATTAATGCAGCGATATACTTAATTGGTCCAACTTCTGCTTCTACTTGCCTTACTTGTGCAGCAATAGGTGCTCGTTCTTCTTGTATTTGTACAATTATTTTCTGAGCTTGATTGATGTCGTCCTGCAATCTTGATCGCTCACGTGCTTGACTTCTTCTTAGGTCAGACGCTTTTGTTGCACCTTTCTCGTCTGTTGTACGGGACATGAGCTGGTCAACAGACGCATCCATTTGTGTTAATGCTTTTCTTGCAGTTTCGATGTTATCTCGTTGGGTTTGGATCTTTTCGTCGTACAATTGAATCTTAGATTGTACATCACCAGACACTAATGTTTGGTCAGCGTGACTCTTCGACAAAAATCCAAAAATCCCCATGCTAGTAATAAACATGAGGACCCCTACTGCACCGATAAGATACCATTTAATTGCAATAGTAGCTTCTTTCCAGTGGTAGTGCAGCCACACAGTTGCACAAATTTTACCTGCTTCTAAGGCAGAACCCATTATAACAATGGGCCAGAAAGATGCTGCGAAAATCGCAGTTAAACCAACAATGCTATAGTAAGCAGCAATACCAGAAATAGTGAGTGCTACTAAAAGAGTGATTATACCTAAGAACATCGTTTATTTACCGCTGTTCATCTCCTAGTTTTCTGTATTTAGAATCTATCCTCGATTGCGCTTTTTAGCAATGCTGCACTATTTCTGGCAGAATCAAGCTTTACCTTTAAATCAGATACAACCGATTCGTGATAGTATGCTGCGGTTAACTTAAAATTTTCATACCTGGCCATAGTTAGCTCACGTGGGAATCCAGTTTCAAAATCCCCTACATAATCTGCTCCACCAGACACACCGGTTATAACGTGGCCACCAAGAGTTCCGTCATTATCTTCGTGCAACAAACACCCAGAATCATCAATCTGACTTTTTTGCGTAGTTAACCTGTTTATTTCTGTTTCAAGTTCGTTTATCTTCTCATCTAGCATATTACAGTAGGCCAACAGGTGATACACTAGATTGTCTTTTACATCTGTCATTTAATCATCCTCAACGTAAAAATCTTCAACTGTAATATTAACACGTCTAGGATTTTGTCCGTTAGAGAAACGGTACAACTCATCTAATTCTTTAATAAAAGTATGGCCTACATCCATACTAACGTAGTCATGTCCTTGCATCCCTTGCTCTGAATAGTCCAAATCGTCAGCAGCTTCTTTTGAAAGGCCGTTAAGGCAAAGATTTACCCGAAATTCTTCCATCCAAAGTTTATCGGTATAGATAAGCCCGTCTTTCTGGGTATTCCAGGTTGTCATCGGAAAGTATGCTTTGAGCTCTCCCCAAGTATCTTCGCCCCACCGTGTAATAGCTACTTTAAGGTCAATTACCGGAACCGTTTTCTTTTTGCGGCTCCACAACCCTTTACCGTCAGTCCTGCACGTGAATAGATTTTTATTTGTCAACCCACACCTTACCTTCCTTAACATCTTCAAGCAACTTGCGAAACATATCGATCTCTTTCCGCTTAATCACTGTGGGCTGTTTGATAGAAACAACGTTTTTAGATTCGGCAATAGCCCGTTTTACACGAGCTTCGGCTATGCTAATAACTTCGCATTCTGATCTGCCCATTTTCAACCTGCGACTTTCATCCATTTGCCGTTCTCTTGCATTTCATACTTTTGTCCGAGACCGGTGCCGAGTTTGCCAACACCGTGCTCACAGAACGACTTTTCAGTCATGTTTGCCCACGGACCCATCTTGGTCTTGGCATCATACATTACACCGCCAACGGACAGATCATACGGGTCATCAAAATCATCAAATCTACCGAGCGGCGATAGCCAATAAATTTGTTTCATTATGCAGTCTCCCGAACAATTTCATAATCACGTGCTTCGATGTATTTCTTTGCACGATGATTCACACCATATACCTTGCGACCGGCATTGTAGGTGAAGGTCGTTTTGTTGATGATTGTATCCAACACCTCATCTTCGGTCATGTCAGCACCGAAGAAGTATGTCATTGCATAGAATCGCTTACCATTGGTTCCAGTGCGAACACCCAACAACACATTGACTGACATTATTACTCCCTGGGCACAATATTGTTGATCACGAAGCGAGCACCATTCGGTTTGAAATTCTCACCGGGCTCGAAAATATTCTCCACAGTGCTACCAGTAACGATGTATCCCGGTGCATCGATGGAACCAATCGTATCAGACACGTAGAAGCCACGATCCATATCGATGCCAAACAACCAACCAGCACCAGTCGTTGCATTCATGTTGCCATTATTGCGATATTCGGTTTTCATTATGCAGCCTCCTTCTCGTAGAAGTCCTTGAAGTAACCATACGGAACGCCCAGGTTGAAGCAGTAGTAATCCCAGTCGCCGTTGCTGTCAGAACCGTCGAACATCCAACGCACTATCGTTTCGCGGGACTTGTTCATGCTCTTGCACAGAGCAGCAACCGTCTCTTCGAACTTGGCGATGTTTTCCTGCTCAGTTGCGGCCTCGGCAGCAAACACTTGCTCGGCTTCGCGGCCAAGGGATTCAAGCATCTGCTCCATTTCGGCTTCAGGGTAACCTGGCTCGCCGCCTTCAGCGTAAATCCAACGCGGGCGGATGCCATGCACTTCTTTGTAGAAGTCGTAATACTCGCAGTGGAGTTGCTCGTTGCGGCTCAGTCCATTCCAAGTCTTAAACATAACTAACTCCTAATGCATTTACGATAGTTAGTATTATACGCTTTTTTGGTTAAAAGTCAACCAAAATTTAGGCCGCTGTAAGTTGTTGATTTTGAATAGGATGTCTAAAGTCAAAGTCCTTAGCAACTACCTTTAAGGAGTAATGTCGCTGATTGATTAAGGTTTGAACATACTCATACAACGTTTCTATGCTTACATTCTCGTTTAACCATTCGGTTTTCCAGTCCCCAACGAACCACAGGTTATCAACGTATTGCTGCTTAATTGTGCGTTCAACCGCTTTAGCATGAGTTCGCAAACCGCCAAACAGGTACACAAACTTAACGATACCGCCGGCATGAGAACAATACTGTTTATTACGTTCCCACGGGTGTTGAGTAATTCCAAATCCTGCGCGGCCACCTAGTGATTCGATGAGGTACAAGTAATACATGATTATGCCAATGCAAGAATGTCGGTGTCGAAAAACTTAGTCAAGTCACCAAACCGATCCACAAGAGTCGGAGCAACTTTTTCTTTTCCGCCAAACAGTTGGTACAGTTGCACAAGCGAACAGGCATAAGCATCGTCATTCCAAGCACCAACATAACCATACTGCTTTTTATGCCAGTTTCGGTGGGCTTCAGTTACACTTTCCTGGAATTGATGCAGGTTACCAAACAGGCTTTGCACCAATCCTGCAAGCTCTTCAAGGAATACAGGAGTTACATCAATCTTAGCAGACTTAAACTCACGGCACAGATCACGGAAAATAAAGAACAGCGACACATGGACACTCTCATAATGGAAATACTTGTGATGCCAGGCACACGCTTCTTTAATTTCGTTAGGTGACAGAGAGTTAAATGTAGCAATGTTACTAAACGTCCCGGGATACTTAGCCAGTGCTGACTTTTCTTCGATCGGGAAGCACTCGTACTTTTCAGCAATTTTAACTTTCTTTTCAACTTCAACGTCGTCTGCGTCGGTTGTGTCGTTGTCAATGCGAACAATAAACACTGAGTTACGCAGTTGTTGGTATTGACTTTGCTTTTTCTTGCCGCGACCATTTAGAATACTAAACGCACGCCGGGCAAAAGCTAGATTGTCTGTTTCGATGTACTGGACCGGAAACTCAAAATCTTTCCACGACGTGTTAGCAGGAAACAGGCCTGCATCAATCAGCGCCGCAATAGTAGACGCAGTGTGTTGGCCATCTATGCTAACGTAATTTCCTTGAGAGGTCTTAATGCATTGCAAGGTTTGCAGCAACGCAGGGTCAAAATGGGTTGGGTGTGCAATTTTAGTAGCACAATGTTTGTCATCTAAGATACGTTGGATGTCCTCGTCGATCAAAATGTCTCCAAGTTTCACCATGGCTACTTTTGGTAAACGAAGCAAATCCACCAGCAGGCCGCCGTCTCGCCAGGCTTTTACAGTTTTGAGCCAGGCTGCACTTTTATTCAGAGTATTTACTCGATCTTGCAAAGTAACAGTCTTACCGCTGCCCCGTTTCAGTGGGTTAATTTTGACCATCGGGTTCGGAACTTTAACTACAGGTTTGTATTTGAATTTGAATGCAGTAGAACGAGCAGCCATTTACTTCTCCTTAATAGTTAAATAATAACGTTATTGTATTACCAAAAAGGTTTACTTGTCAAGAGTTTTTGTAACCCATTGATTAATAAATACATATTATGCGATTAAAAGACTTTACACCAACATTTACCCTTGTTATGGGCGGAGCAGGATCTGGGAAGAACTATTATATCGAAAACACACCTGGTTTGTCAAGTGCCTGGCTCGTGGATGTGGATGCCGTAAAGATTGGCACTGACTTAGATAGTGCTATAAAAATGATCAAACCGATGCTAGAGGAGGCCTTCCAATCTGGCATTAATGTTGCACATCCAACAACAGGCAGCAACTTAAAAGGTCAAATAAACAAAATTGCTTTAGCAAAAAAGTACAACTACCGTATCCATCTTATCCTAATTGATACTAATCCAGAGCAAGCGGCTCAACAGGTGCAACGTCGTGTTGATGCAGGTGGACATAACGTAGAAGCTGACAAAATTCTCTCTTCTAATCTAAGAGCAAGAGAGAATTTTGAGCAATTAAAACAATACGCAGACGAATCTAAAATAGTTTCTAATTAGACTGCCAAATAAGCACTGACTCTAGGTCATATTGTACAGTGCTCCGCTCTTACGTTTATTAGCAGTGTTATCGATTAGTGTACGGAGTGAACCTTTACCATGTGCGGGTCTTCTATACCAAACATCGAAAATATACTTTTAACTTTATCAGGAATGTCCATCATATCATGCGGGACAAATACCGATTTTAACTCGCCATCTGGACTAAGAACAAACCCGTAATCTTGGTCAGTTAGCTCATCCTCGTAAGCATCATGTAAATCGAAATCTTCTTGCTCTTCAACGTAAGACATGATCGTGCTCCTGTAGTTTATTAAAGTATTTACTCGAATGCTCAAATAATTCGTTTAGTATTTTATGATCATACCCAAACGTTCTTGCATAATGCTTATATACTGAATTATCGCAAATTTCTTTGTTTAAATTATGCAAGTCTTTAATGTATAAGTCAACTGCAATCTCAATTGCGTGTGCTTCTATTTCGTCACAACAGCCAAGATATACTTGCTCACTCGTGTCTCCTTTAAAAACTGGAGGACGTCTAAATTTCCTATTTCGATACTGATGTTGATGCGTCTTTTCGTGATATACTGTTTCGTATAAATCAAGCAGAACAAGCTCAATGTCTAAATTCCTGGTCTCAATTATCTTTTGGTTAAGTGAGTAAACTACATCGATGTCGATGCACGGAAACATTTGTTTATCATCTTCTGGATCATATGCTCCGCTAAACACAATCATATTGTCGTCAACTTTCGATGATCGAACAGTCTTAAACTTCAAATCAAAATCTGAGAGTAGTATAGATATAAATTTAGTAAAAGATGCAGGATTTGGGAAGCGAGGAACTGCTTCGACTTTCTCCTTTAACAACATAAATTGCCCACGGACACTCATGTTTTTATTTAAAGGGGAAAAGGTCATCTTAATAGTATAACTTTAATCCTGGCTCGTATCCACCGCGGAACATAGTCATTACTTTGCCACGTTGGTTTGCTGCAATTCTGTTATAACTGATATGCAACCAAATAGTGTTTCCGTGTTCAAAAATAATTTGGTCGAAGGGTAGATGGTCAACGCACCATTTTGCAATCGGCATATATCCAGAAGGTGCCAAGCCAGGCCATTGCAAATCGACTGCCATCCCTTTTTCGTGTTGTGACTTTCCAGAGGTAACTGTACGGAAACCAGAGTTGATACGAATGTTAGGGTATTTAAGTAATAATGGTTCTAAAATATTTTCTGCAACTGCTTTCAAGTTACACACAATATCAGGCAGCGTAAAACCAGCTTGGTCACGAACCTTGTGTTTGAATAAGGTTTGCGAACTTAATGACCCCAATGTAAAGTTCGGGGTTAGGATTAGTGAGTCTGATATAACAATTTCACCGCCGAAGCAAGTTGTAGAAATTGTTGTTTTTTCAGTCTCAACCACTGGTTCTTCGACTGGTACCGGAGATGGTGCAGGCGCATTATCCGGGGGGAAGGTTGACGGGACATAGATAATTGTTTCGGGGTCATCTAACGGTGCTTCGCGACCAGCTTCTTTTCGTATCTCAAAAGTGGCTTCTTCTGAGTATTCTGGAGGTAACACCCCAACAAAGTCCCCAACAAAAACGTTTGGGGAACCGGCAGCGGATACGTCACCGCACGAAATTGCATCGCCAATTCGATGCAACGGTTGGCCATTAACTATAACCGTCGACGAGCCAATAGATGCTTTTGGAGTTTCGATATGTTCCGGCGACGATGGGCAAGCATGGTTTGCATAAGTGTCGCCAACACGAACCTGCGGTTGACCGTTAGTAATTACGTCCGGCGAACCTTGTGTTGGAAGTTGTGGTGGAAAGCACGAATGCCCGCCAGTTGCATCTACCCCTTTTCTTGTTGCTGCCGGCATTAAAATTTGCCTTTCTTTACGTTTTCAACTAGTTTGGTGTTAGCTATGTCACGATCAAAGTTAACAATAATTTCATACTGATGTGTTCCATGATGCCTAAAATTTATAGTAATAAACACACTTTTAGTAGTTATAGACGGAGCAACATATTTAAACAACGAGTTAAAATCCTCTGCTATATCTTCAAATTCAAGCACCATCTGGGGACTGTTAGTCGCATCCAGATATTCCAACATTTTTTCAAATACACCGGTGATCGGACCGTTAATAGTAAACGTGTTGTCCGAAAAAACAACCTCTGCAAAATTAGTCTGTACAGAAACAATAATAACCGGAAGAACAGTAGGTGATTCCCATCCTTCTTCCGGCAACAGATCTGGCGGCGCAGTATCGGTGTCGTCTGTGCAAACTACTGTCTGAGTAAAATCTTGTGACTCATTTACTGTGATAGTGCCAGATTCTGGAGAAAATGTTATCCCCACTATTTTACCTAACTAGTTGAATACCAGATGTTGTTTCGAGGTATCCTTTCTCAACATCTTCTCGGGGATAACCATACATCATAATGTTAGATCTACGAATAGGAATGGGTTTGTCTAAATTGGCAGCAAATAACGATTGCACCATTGCCATACCTTGTGGGCTTGGTATAAGAGTTAACGGCTTAGAAACCGTTACCTCATCGGCATTTACATCTACTACCTTAGCAATCATTTCATCGCCGTTTACTAACTTAAAACACATCACGGCCTCAATATCAATTGTCGTTGATTTATTCAACAGCATGTAATTTTCCTTTAAGTTCGTCTTCTGTTAATTTTGCTAACCCTTGATAGCCACCCTCGACCAACAAAGTTTCTCCTATATACAATTGTGGTACAGATCTATGACCTTGTGCTACTAGGAACTCTTTAGCAGCAAGATCTAAGTCTACTCGCACTTCTTCAAACTGGAGGCCCTTCATCTTTAAGTACGCTTTTGCTTTATCACAAAAAGGGCAGTTTGCCTTGCTAAAAATCCTAATCATTTTAAATCTCCGGTAAATCTTCGTAACTAATTTCAGATGTCATAACCCCAATAACATACGATGTTGACTCTGATTCTTGTAATGCTGTTTGCTTTTTATCTGTTGAGACATGCTTGTTAAACCATGGAATCGGAGTTGTCTTTGGAGCAGGTTCCATATACTTAATACCAATTTCCTTCAATTTGGTTAACGCCATGTAATCAACAAAATCTCGCAGGATGTTTGCGTTAAGACCAATAACCGGCCCTTTTTGGAACAGGTAGTCTGCCCATTCTTTTTCCTCACGGATAACGTCCATGTATAATCCATACACTTCGTCTTTTGTTTCTTCTTTTATAATCCCATAGTCCGGATCTTCCTTAACCATATTGTTAAGGATATACGCAGTCCATTCAGTGTGCAGTAACTCATCTTGTAAAATAAGACTAATGATATTACCATTGCCCATAAAGATTTTGTTCTCTACCATTGCAAGAGAAGTAGCAAACGATACCATAAAACGTAATGCTTCTAGTGCATAGCTGGCATGCATTGCCATCCAAATTGCTTTCTTATGTTCGTAGATAGGAACATCAATCCCAACCTCTCGTTTACAATTTAGCACATACAAATTGTCGTAGTATTTCCCAACTGTTGACGCCATTTTAACAATGGCTTCATTGTCGTGGATTTTGTTAAACTCGTCCTTAGGTACATTATAGATATTACGGATGATGTGACTATAAGAACGGCTGTGTATGCATGATTCGAAAAAGCCCCATGTTAAAACAAGTGCTTCGAGTTCTGGTAGACTTACTACAGGCAAGAAAATTTGTGTTGGTGCTCGACCTTGCAACGAGTCTAGTGCTGTCTGTCGTAACAGGTTGCTAGTAAAGATGTGCTTTACTGCATCGCTTGCTTCTTTAAAATCTGCTGCATCTTTTGTAAGGTTGATTTCCTCTGGTTGCCAAAAGAACCCTCGTGCAGTAGTCTCCATTGCTGACAACTTAGGATGACGAAATTCTTCAAACCGTTGAACTGTTACAGGACCTTCTGGGTCCAGGAACATCCTACGCTTTAGGTAGTTTGTTGGCTTCTTAAAATCGTATTGTGATAAACTCATAGTGCCGCCTTCTGATACATGTCTAATTCGTCCTTATGCACCCATTCTTCATAACTTCCCTTATTGCTCATCCTTAAATAACGAAAGTCGCTAAAGTCAAATTTTCCATTGTTCCTGACGATTTGAACATGACAAGAATAATTTTGACCAAATGCATCAACTGCATTTTCTTCTCTTTTGTTTCTAACTAATACAAATTCTGTTTCGGGTAAAGTGTTCATTTTAATTTATTTCTTGCGTGATATTCTTTCATTTTTAAACTGTGCTGTGCATTCTGTTCGGGTGTTCTTTTTGGTCGATGCGCCATCGATTTTTTTAAGTTTTCAATATGTTCTTTTGTTTTTTTCTTTCCTTTTAAAGGATGCACCGGTTTTACATAAGGAGAAATTCTTTCACTAAATGTATGCCGAAGCTGCTTCCCTTTGCAAAACCCAAATTTGCCTTCAGCGGTGTATTTAACATTAGATGGATTAGTTTTTAACTCTAAGGCGCACTCTGTTAATGTAGAATACTCTTTAAAAAATGACCCATCTAAGTTATAAGCATACACTTTTACTCCTACTGCGTCAACCATTGCCTTTTTTGCTGACTCAGATATTTGTTTTTTCTTCTCTTCTGTGTGTTTTTTACCTAACATCCCTTTCGGATGACCATTTTCTTCTAACCACTGTTTTCTATACTCTGAACATCTTCTTCTTAACCATCCAAAGAGCTTGTTGTTAACTCGGTTTAACGAATTATGGGTTGTCATTATTGCAACCGCATTTGCTAGAGGAGGACTAGTTGGATACATTTTCACTAACAGTTGATGTGCTAAAAAATGTTCTTCCGGAGTTAAAAGCGCAATGTTACTTAAATCGTTTGTTCCACCTAAGCATCTCGGTATAATATGGTGTTTTTCTGTATACCCCGAGAGTACCCTAGTTTTACTTCTCTCAATTAGTAACGTGTAATGTTTCTTGTAATCCATAGTAATATTATTTATATAATAAACAATAGTATTACTATTTATTAATCATAACTTGCACGATTCGCAGGAGTCATTATCCATCTGCTCAATGTTAGTTGAACTAACCGTCGACTCTTCGCTTACTACTTTAGCACCTTTTTTATTTATGAGTGAGTAATAAATCGTTTTTCCTCCCCAATAATGGAAAAGCATTAAGTTTTTTGCAATTAATGTTGATGGTATTTTTTTCTCTGGAAAGAACACCGGATTGTAAAACGTATTAGTCGAAATAGATTGGTCTACGTATGCTGCTAACACCGCAGCAGTTTTAAGATACTCTGCACAGTCTTTTTGGTCCCACATCAATTGGTACTTGTTCTTTAATTTTTGGTATTCTGGAACCACTTGTACCAGTGACCCTGCTTTCGATTCTTTAACCGAAATTAAGGACATTGGCATCTCAATACCGTTTGTTGAGTTAATAACAACTGAACTCGATTCAACTGGGGCAATTGCCATCGTAGTCGCATTGCGAACTCCAAACTCTTTCATCTTCTCACGAAGACCTTCCCAATCCAAATCTGAGTCTGTAGTAAAGTCTACTAAGTCGTTAACCCCTTTAGCTCTACGCTCCCATGGGAAAATCCCTTGTCCGTACCGTGTTTTGCTGCTATCTAAGCAAGCACCTCGTTCTTTAGCAAGTTCTACGTTAGCTTCAGTTAAGTAAAACGCTTGATGTTCCATCCATGTCTTTACTTCAGCAAGTGCTTCTTTCTCACCGTACTTCAAATTACGTTTAGCGTGCCAGTATGCAAGGTTAGTAACCCCGATACCTAACGGACGGATTTCATCATTACTTAACTTAGATTGAATGCTAAGGAAGTCTTGGTAGTCTAATATGTTATTCAAACTGCGATGTAGCACACGGCAAACACGACGCATGTCGTCTGGGTGTCTGAACATCCCCCAATTAATACTACCTAAGGTGCATAACGCTATTTTTGGCACATCACGAGTGCATTCTTTTTTAATTATCTTCATTCTTGTACCATTTCATATAAATATATTTATACATCTTAGGGTGCACAATGCATAAAATTAATACTGGTTCTGTTTACTGGCGACGCTACATTAAATTTATACAGTCTCGGTCTAATAGAATCGTTCCAACAAATTCTATTATAGAAATTCATCATATTATCCCTAAATGTGCCGGTGGCGACAATTCTGCAACTAATTTGATCGAACTTACCGTTCGTGAACATTTTATTGCACACTGGATGTTGTCTAAAGTTGGCCTTAACGATGTTTGGTATAAACTCAGGTTTGCATTTGGCTGTATGAGTGTTTCTAGTCAGTCTAACTCTTACAGAAAACTTCTTACCTCGACACAATTTGAACAATCTAAAAAGGTTAGAAAAGAGACGTTGGTGCAATGGAACTCGCTCGTTTCTTCTAAAGTTAAAGGAACATCCTGGTATGTCGACGAGGACGGCACTAGATATAGGTGTCATCAAACATCCCCTAGAGTAAAAGAATTCAATTTGACCTTAGAGTCGCCGGCAAAGGGAAAGAAATGGTTTACAGATGGCATTAAATTTTTTATGCTGTACGAATCTGACCCCATTATTTCCTCGTTGGGGTTAACTCCGGGCAGTCCAGGAAAAAATAGGTCAAAACAATATTCACCCGAATCACTAAAATCATTATCAGAAAACCGAGCAGGGCGATTATGGTTTAACAACGGCATTAGATCGTTTAAACTCAAACCGACTGATTCAAAAATAAATGACCTAAAGTTAGTTCCAGGGCGGTTATTGTCCGCTGATAGCTTATCTAGGATAAAAAACGGTGCTTCTTGGGCTAGATCCTTAGAAGATAACATAAAAAATTCATCGAGACAAAAAGGAAAACTGAGATTCAACGACGGGGTAAGAAACTTTACACTATTACCCAATGATCCTTTGATTAATAAACTATCATTACATCCTGGTGTTATACTCTCTCCCGAAGGCAAATCGCAATTATCATTCTGCTCTGGACACAAGGATGTTTCATACATCACAGGTAAAAAGTGGTTCAATGATGGCATAAAAAATTATAGGTTACCTGAATCCGAAGGAAGAACTTTAAATTTAACTCCGGGCAAAATTCGAGTAGTCAAACCAGCAAATCCTTAATATCGTCGTCTTCTGTTAATTCCCTAACTTTCTTTTTTTCTCCGTTAAAAAGTAAAACTTTATGCTGGCCAGGCAATACAATTTCTTGGCCGTCGTCTAATAACAAGGTAAACTCGCCTTCGTCATCTAGCGATCTAAATGGCTTTGTAGGAAGCAAGATCTCTTCACACAGATTGCTCTGGTAAATTGTATGAACTGTAGGATCGAAAGGACCTTGGTTCATCGCATTGTCGATAAAGGTTAGATATATGCGTCCCGTGTCGGACCGTTCCTTTAAAATGCCGCTCTTAAACACCTCCTCAGCTGGCATAGTTTTTGTGCGTAGGTCCTTGCGTTTCTCATAACGAACATACAACTCTTCAAACAATGCTGTATTCTGATAAAATGCTTCATACAAATCTGGAACCTCGTTCGGGTCAAAGAAAGTAATGTTTTCTTTATTTTTAAATCTTCGCCAGAACATTGCGTTAAGCACAACCCCGTAATCCATGTGCCGGACTCGGGTCTCTTCTGTGCCTTGGTTATTCTTAAGGACAATTAAGTCGTCAAATTGATAATGCCAAATTGGGTAAAAAACTGTAGCACTTGCGTTACGAATTCCGCCTTGCGAACAAGACCGTAAATCTCCGAACCATTTCTTTAAAAAAGGTATCATACCTGTATGCATGACTTCACCGCCTCGAATCGAGGCACCTAAGGGTCGTAAACGACCAATTTCAAGGCCGATTCCGGCTCGTTTCGAGGCATATTTGGCCATCATTTCACCTGCTGCGAATATAGAGTCCAGATTATCATCTGCCTTAATTAAAACGCAAGAACTGAACTGCTTTGTCGGTGTGCCTAATCCAGCGAGAACAGGTGTTGCTAAGGTAAACATACCGTCCGACGCACATTGATAGTAATCTTTAATATACTTCATGCGAGCCGACTGTGGCTCTTCCATATGGAATACCGTTGCTGCTGCTACAATATATCGAACTTGAGGAGTTTCGTAGATTTCTTTAGTTGCACGATTTCGAACAAGATACTTTTCAATTAATTGTTCAATGGCTGCATAAGTGTAGTTTTCGTCTTTGTCGTGTTCAACAAAGGTTTCCATCTTATCCCATTCTTCTTCTGTGTACCAAGTAAGAAGCTCTGGGGTATATAAACCAGTAGCAACATTCTTTTTAATGATCTCGTATAAACGAGGCGGTTTGTAATCACCGTAAACATCCTTACGCAACATAGATAATCGTTGCTTCCCTGCTACAAACTGATAATTTACATGGCCTAATTCTGGATTAGACTCAACGTCTATTAAGTCTACTATAGCCCGTAATGTAATTTCGTCGATTTCTTTAGTAGTGATACCGTTAAAGAAGTGTGGTTGCGCTTTAATTTCAATCATTGACTGACTGACGTCGGCGATCCCCTTACACACTTTTGCAACTTGGGCTTGCCACTTAACTAAGTCAAGAGGTGCGTGTACACCGTCCCTCTTGATAACTTGAATGTTACTCATTAATACCTCTTATTATTCGATTTTTAAGTCTTGCTTGGAAAATTCTTTTACTAACTTTAGCGATTGCTCTATGCGTTGTGTATTTACAATCTCACGATCGGTGTGATTTAAAATGTGTTCGTTATTAACAATAACTAATCCGTACTCATATCCAATATCATCTTTGTATACTGAGAAGGAAACGGTATTGCTATTTTTAAAATCACTGTAATATAGAGTATAAAACATCCCTAACCCTTTTGCAAGATTGCAATACTGATTTTCGTGGATTAATGTCCATGGGTCAGGCCAGGAACTAATGTCATTAATATCCAAATAGTAAGGAACAAATGGAACATCTGCCCATTTCTGTGCAACGTCATCTAGTACATCAACGACATTGTTACCCGACAGGCTTTTTCTAAAAGCCTTCCACGCAGTTAAGCGTTCTTCTGGCTGTCCAGCCCACATATTACTTTAAAATGTGCAATGTATAGTTAAAAACAGGTGCTTCGTTGGTTAATGTTGAAGTGTAGTTCAATGATACATATCCGCCGTCTTCGATCGGAATAAGGGTAACCCCTACATCAGACATTTCGGTGTACTCGTCATCGTATACTACATCAAAGCCGACCTTAGTAATTCTTAACGTACCAACCCTCGACGTATTACCTCTTGTAATGGTATACTGGAACACCGCATTGGTTGATACCTTAGGAGTATCGATATACAGCATAGAAAGAACATTATCGTCTAACGTTACTTCAGTTCCTGCATACTGTGTTTTTGTTCCTAACACTAACTCAGCATTCTTACCTAAAGAAGCACTTTGTTTTCTATTTAGGTTAATAGATGGGACTACTTCTTCAGCAACGTCGGTTCTTGCAAAACCATCAGCAATACTAAAACAATTGCTGTTTGCAAAATCCACCGCTGCTGTTGCAGGTACTACACCAAGTAACGGGTCTGCTTGGGTACCAGTCATTGTATTACCAACGTCTGCGAAATAGTTATGTGAACTAACAACACTTGTTGAGTTGCCTACTCCAATGATGCCGTGTGCTGATACTAAGTCGAAATAACTTTGGGTTACGCTAATATGCGATCCGTTAGTAATACGAACGCCCTGATATAACTCAGTTAGTTTTGCTTTGTTAATAGTAATTGATGTTGAGTTATCCTCGACTATTGCACCATATGCTAAATTAGAAAATACACATTCGTCGATTACTACGTTTTTAGTAGTAAACGCCGACGATTTAAGTCTAATACCTGCAATTGCTGACCCTGCAACTAACGGCATTACAAGAGGACCAACAAAGCCAACTCGTCTTAATAGAATGCTGTTAAGTGAGTCGATACTTAAAATATCTCTCTCACTCATATGAATCATAGTTAAATCCGTTACTTCGTTGTACTGAGACGATGTAGTGCCGTTAATACCGTTGTTGATTCCGAACTGGCCATTGGCGTCAACGTTTCGCATAACTGATTGAGCTAATGGGCTAGTTGCACGAATTATTGTAGCATCTTTCCCTTCGCCTCTGATTGTAACAAATGGTAATAAATTAATAACACCAGAAGTAATATAATGCCCTGTTGGGAAAAACAAGGTGCGGCGAACTAAAGGTTGTGACCCAATTAAATTTGACTTATATAGATTAGCAATTGCACGATTAATTGCTGCGGTGTCGTCTGTGATACCGTCACCGACTGCACCAAAGTCTCTAACCGACACATAGTCGTCTAATTTGTCACCTAATGCTCTCGAAATAGAAGAAAGAGCAGTTGCTCCTGTTTGAACGGTGTATGTGCCGCGTTCGCCCTTGTATGTATATGTACCGCGAAGTGCAAAGATGTCGCTATACTCAGTTAGGATCTCAGTGTTACCTAAATTAGGTGCACCTTCTTCAATTGTTCCGTTGCCGATAAAAAGTTGTTTGGTATCTAAGCACCAACCTAACTCAGCAGTTGCTAATTGAGGTAAATTTTCATGGTAACCATGACGGTGCATTATTCGGCTGATCTGCGTTATTGCCATTTTGTTTTCCTTTTGCCTTCTACCTGTTATTTATCGATTTTATCGAACCAAACACGCTTCCCGTCAATCAACTTCCATGTTTTACCTTTACATGCTACATTAGGATGACCTATTTTTCTTTTATCAATAATTGGTCCAGGCATTTAACCGGTAATTTTGTAAAATTGCTCCACACGAGTAAGCCATTTTTCTAAATATTCATCAAACATGTTGGGTGTTAAATCAAATTGTTGATATTGTAAGTCTTTAGTACACATGAAAATATGTCCCTCTTTAATGTCAGTTCCATGCACTTCATTATGAGCCAATGCATACGCAACCAACTGTAGTAGGTAATCTTCGATATACTCCTTTTTCTTAAGTCGATTCGATTGTTTGTGGTCACAAATTGACGGCTTTCCTTTA